GATCCTTGGTGCGAACCAGGCCGCCAGGCCGTGGATTCAGAAGGTCATCTAGATTCACCTGCCCCTCAACCACTGCCGTACGGGGCGTATTTGCCAGGTAAAGGTTGTCGAGGTATTGGCGGGTAATCGCCGTCTTGATGCGCTGCAGATCTTCAACCAAGTCCCACATGGACAGGCCGATCAGCTTGTACGGCATCAGGACTGGCGAGAATATGGCGAACGGGTGGTCTTCCACCACCTCATTCTCGAACACGACCGTCCCGCATTTCACCACGCGGCGATACTCGGCAATACCATCGCCGTCGTAGTCAGCACGGATGTAGCACTCATTCAGCATCACAATGCGCTGACTGATGTCAAGCGAGTCGTCTTCGTCAATGCTCCATGAGCCGTCATAGCGCTCACGCTCGTACTTCTCACCGTAGGTGTCGCCAAGAGTGCCCTTTGGGAGCGTATATACCTTATCCGCGTCATAACCAAGGCTAAGCAGATCGGAAATGGTCCGGCGCACATCGTGACCTATGCAGCGAAGACCATCGATATAGCGAGAATCCTTCGAGAACCAAACCTCTTCTGGCGGCACGCCTTCGACCTTGAACTAGCGCTTCTGCTCCTTGCGCTTGACGGTGGCGTTATATACAACGGGCTGCTGTTGAGCATCACCTGCTTGCCCATTGACCATGGAAACGTCGGTCTATTGCACCTCCTCCACACTCACCAGGTCGACAAACTCGTCGGCGGACAACGCCTGCACATCAATCTGTGAAAGGTTCTCGTAATGCTCTTCTCGCTCATCCCAGCGCTCATCGCAATAGACCTTCACGACGCCAATGCGGCTAATCAGGGCTGACTTGATGGCGTCGTGAAGGACGACAAAACCAGGGTTCTTGCGATGCAGTAGATAGGAGCAATACTCCGTGGCGTCGTTGCATGCCTTCTCGTCGCCCATCGCCTCGGGCTCGAACTTGACTATGTCGTCAGTGCCGCAGTACATGCGCATGAACACCGGCATTGCCCACTCAACCACCTCCATTAGCTCCTTGCTGACGACCTTGCTACGACCGTCAACGTCGGGTGGGGCCAGGATGCCCTTAGCCTCGCCAACATAGAAAGCCATCGCCTTAGCGCGATCAGAGGCCAGCTAATCGTTCAGGCCAATGCCGTTCGAGCGCTCATGGTCAATCAGGACGCAAAGCTACTTGTCATCCATCGGGCCATTGTTCTTCTTTATGGCCTCGGCGTCGTCGTACTGTTCGTAGCTCATGCGGTGGCTAGGCTCGGATAGTTAAGCGTCTTGGTGGACCAGTCCTCGTTACTCAGGCTTGGTGCCACAATGTGAAGGTATCGGAAGGCATCAGCCCCATGACTCCACTCGTCGTGTACTGGTGCGCCTGGCTCGCCAGTGGTCGTCGGCACGCCGCGTCGATACCGCTTTAGACATTGAACTAGGCGGTCTGTCTTAGACCTATCGAAATAGGTCTAGGCAAATCCTCGGCGAGCATTGCGAATGCCAGACTCGATGGATTGGTTGGGAATGATTCGAACATCCCATCCAAGCTCGCGCATGATCTGTTCTGCTGATTTGCCTGACTTGTAGTCCTTGTGCTGACCATCATGCGGAAGCCAGACAGTTCCCCAATTCCAGTTCTTTTTCTTCAGCTCGGCCGAATAGTGGTCGAGAGTTTTGTGGCTGTCCTCAATGTACTCGATGATCCTCAGTTGGCTCACGTGCCTTTGGGACAGGATGATCGACATTTTGTCGTTCCATCCGAGGTCGAAGATTGCATGCACTTTCTTCGCCGGGTCATAGGGAAGCTCACATATCCTGTCAGAAGTCTATGTTGATGCAACCTCGTCAGCATAGATCGCACCAGTGATTGCCGGCTTGCACTTGCCTTCCCAGATGTTCCTGTATTCGGCATCCGGCAAGGTGGCTTTGGCATGACTACGCTCTTTCTCAAGCACCTCAGGGAACCATGGGTTGTCGTGGTAGTTGACCTCCACAACCCAGGCATCGGGAGGCGTGTTCTCCACAAACCTGACCCAGGTTGGATCTGTATCAAGCTCTGGGTTGAAGCTCACCCAGATCTCCGAGCCATCCTTGCGAATGGTTGGGATGAGTATTGACCAGCTACGGTCGCTTACCGCCTGAGCCTCTTCGACCCAAACAATGTCAACACCCTCAAAGGACTTGATCGACTCCGCCGTCTGGTCGCTTAGGCCGGAGAAGATGAACTCCGAGCCGTTACCGCCCTTGATGACGCTCTACTGGACCTCGTAGAACGCACCAAGCCCAAGCCCCTGTACCTGGTCGCCAAGAAGCTTATGCACAGAGTCCTTGATGGACTTCTGCACCTCGCGAGTGCAGAGAACTCGCAGTTGCTTCTAGGCGGCCAAGATCAGCAATGCTCTCGCAAAGCTCCATGACTTCGCACTCCCTCGGCCACCATGGGCAACTTTATAGCGGCATGCCTTGAACAATGGCCTGAGCTTGGCTGGAAATTGCGCCTCAGCCATTATCAACGAAGCTCACGGTGATGCTGGCCCTTAGAGGGTTATCTGGATCGCCAGACACTTGCATTGGCAACACCTTGCCGAGGAGGGTAAGAAACGCCGCGGGATTGTCCTCAGCCTTCTTGACTAGGTAGCTGACTCCACCAGCCTTATCCAACGCTTCAAGGATCATTGCCCTGACGTCAGATGTAAGCTTATTAGGCGTTCCCTTTTGTCGGCCACCCGTCTTAGGAGTGCCGGGTTTACGTCCGGCCATTTCTGTTCACCTCTAGTTTAGACTCAGTTGAAACGTTGGCTTGCCGGCTCTTCCAGCATGCTTGCGGCTATGCGAAGCATCTTAGCCAACACATCTCGTTGAGCTGCAGGCGCGATCACGCGGACATCGTTGCCGTTTGTCCTTACCAGAATCGCTAGCTCGTCCTCCTTGGCATATGTTCGAACTAGACTGGCCGACTGTTCGTCAGTGGCCTCTAGAGCATTCATCGCGGACTCTTCGTTAGCTCTTCTTCGGTGAACCAGCTGTCGCAGCGGCGCTTTTCCTCATCGAACCAGGCAACCAGATACAACTTGCCGCCTTAGGCGATATTGATTTCCCTGATTCGACCCCAGCGCTCGGCGTCGATCAGATAGACACGCTCACCAAGCGCATAGGTAAGGACAATGACACTTTTCCCAGCGAAGCCAGAGTCAGACATGCTACGGAACCTACTCTCTAAACCTTCGCCAGTTAGTCATTATCTTCCGGAGTGGCGGGGGACGCAGGGGTCGAACCTGCACAGGGCTACGCCGCCGCCGGGTTAGAGCCGGCCGCTCTGCCAGTTGAGCTAGTCCCCTATTCAAAAATGCGTGACCAGTTGTCGGCGAAGGTCTTCTCGTCAACCGACAACGGCCGCGGCTTGCTTCCCTTGCCCATTAGGGGCCAGGAGGTTGATAGTTAACGCCGAGGTAGTAGGTCAGCGCAGCGAAGGTCTCGAACACAACGCATTCGCTCGGATCAGCACCGACGCGTGGCATACAGATGTAGCCGTTGGCCGAACGCTAGATAACAACCGTGCTACCAGCAAGCCAGGTGGGAACGCTCATTTCGTCTCCTTGGTTGGTTTAGACCAGCCGCATATCTGCTTGCCGGCCTCGTCGTGATCGAGGATCTGCCTGGCCGTCCCATCCGTCAGAACATCGTCTTGGCTCGGATAGATGGGCTTGAGCCATTCACAGCCACTATTCGGCTCAGTCGCGGGACCAGTCGCGCAACTTGCCAGCAGCAGTGGAAGAATCAGCATCGCCAATCCGCTGGATAGGCGCATCGGGAAGCTTCTGGGTTTCCTGCTCAACATGGCTCCGGGCCTTTGCGCGTTTGGTGATCTGCTTCTGAGTCTTGATTTCAACCTTGGATTGCTTGGCTTCGTCGTGAATGCGGGCGAAGTGCCATCCGCCGAGTAGTAGTACGATTGACAGAACGGAAATGACGATTAGCTTTATGCGAGACATGTCAGATGCGAACTTTATTCACATAAACGACAGTTAAGAGTGCGCTTAACAAGTAGCAGCCGTGTACGGAAATGTCTGCCAAATAGGGTCGCCCGTTATGACCGTCGGCATGGGCGAGGTCACTTTCACGAACACCAGCTGCAAGTGCTCTTGAATCATCTTCCACTGGGCAGCGGTAGGCGGTTTATCGCCAAGTTCCGCGAAGCCTTGGAGCCAATAGCAAAAATCGTTCGCGTTCATTCGCACGGCTTCCCGTACTTGCAAAGGATGAATAGATAAATCGCCACGATTGCCAATAAAATCAGCTTCATAGCGACCTCATTGAATAGATTGGTCAGGGCGGGAGGATTCGAACCACCGACAACTCGCTTCCAGGGCGAGGACTCTGCCAGGCTGAGCTACACCCTGATTTGGTCAGTTGGCCTGACTCTGCAAGTGCGTAAGTCCGTGCAGAGTGACATCGATGCTCAAGGCTTCTTGCCACTGCTTTTCGGTGAAAGCCAGGTCAAATGAACCCATGGCCTTCATATAGCCCCTGCCTACCTGTTGATACAGGATCGACACGACGCCAACCAACTTGCCATCCTGGTTGAAGATACCTGCCCCACTGTCGCCGAAGTAGCCGTTGAGGTCGTACAACGTGACGTTTCCCTCCGGAAACTGCTTGTGACCTGAGACGTATCCAGATCGATACATATCAACCAGTTCGCCGGGGTTTCCAATCACATAGATTGAATCTCCCTGTCTTGTCCCGGGAGATTGCTTGGCGACATCGCTGAAACTCAGGCTTGTGACTAGCAGCACATGATCGTGCTTATCGTCATACGCTTTGTAGACAAGAACTGGGATGCCATCTACCGCGAGGGTCTTGGCAACCGCAAGACAGTGGGTCGCAGTCAGAATTGCGTTCTTGCCAACCACAGTACCCGAACAGCTGCCATTATCCATCGTGAGATGGACGGCAACTTTATGGATTTTATCCACCGGATTTGAGGCGCACCCGCCAAAGGCCAGGAGAGATCCAATGACCAGGAGATGCGCCAACGGTTTCATGACTGCTTACCCTCACACAGGGCGCGCTCAGCGGCCCTACGTCGTACTAGACCGGGAAGTTTCTCGCCGTCTGAATAGACCCAACGGCTCATC